TAGGGTATCTTATCATACTTCTCAACAACTTGCATGTCTCCTTTCTCAGAGACAGACAGTGTTACAAGTTTGTCTACTTCAATACCAGTCATTTCATAATACATGTAAGCATATGCTGCTTCCTGCACGAAATACTTCTCCAACATCGCATCATTCTTGAGGCGAGTGGTAGTCTTGAAGTCAATGATTGCTAGAGAGTTATCAAACTCAGCAATGCAATCAACACGACCAGCAATCCCCAACTTAAGAGAATGAAGAGGGGCTTCAATACAGTGAATGTTAGAAATACGATCAAGAGTCTCACGAGCAGCCCTGAAAAGGTACTGGGGAAGACCCTTGCTCTCTTTAACTTTTTCCAATTCATTGTTTAGGTAGTGCTCCACGATAGTATGGTATTGAGTGCCACGCCACGATGCAGCACGGCGGACTCGCTCTGCTTCAGTATAACCTACCCGCTTCTCCCATGCAAGGATACCATCCTTAGTATTATGACCGACAACAGTTGTAACGCTAGGCATCCAACCACCATCGGTCTTATAGAATCTTCCGTGAGGAAGGGTCCTACTCTCCAACTCTTTGAGAGGAGCAGCAGGACCCACATAATTAAAAGTCATTCACATTCCCATGTTAATTTTAGATACGAGATACTCTTTAACCAAACCAGATCTAACGATGTCTTCAATACCAAACTCAACACAGTCAAAGGATGGCATGGACTGTAGG